GAAGTCATTGCTACGATCCTTGAGCCCGACGACGTAAAACAAATTTAGGGGTAAAAACATGGTAGACGAAAACCAATCGGTGGAAGAAGAACAAGAAATTGTAGTTGATCAGGTTGATGACTCCGACTCCAAGTCTGACGAGAAAATGCAGGTCGCTGACTCAGATGACGGGGAACTAGAAAACTACAGTCAAAACGTCCAGAAACGGATAAAGAAACTAACTGAACGATACCGCAATGAGCAGCGGGACCGAGAAGAAGCTGTTCGTGTTGCTCAGAAGTTATTGAACGAGAACAGTCAACTTAAAGGCCGCGTCCAGCAATTAGACTCTGGTTACCTCAATGAGTACGGCAATAGAATTACGACACAAGAGGGTGCAGCGAGGAGTGCTTATAAGGCTGCGTCCGACTCTGGTGACACAGATGCGATGCTTGCCGCACAAGAACAGCTAACGCAAATAGCTATTGACAAGCAGCGTTACGGTGCCGCCAAAACTCGGGTAGAACAGCAAAAAGCGCAAGCAAATCAAGTTCAAGCGCCACCACAACAACAGGCAACGCCTCAACAACAACAGGCAAAAGTTGACCCGAAGGCAAAATCTTGGGCAGAAACAAACGACTGGTTTGGCAATGATGAGATTATGACCTCTGCTGCGTTCACAATACATAGACGACTTGTCGAGGAGGAAGGGTTTGACCCGCAGACCGATGAGTATTATACTGAAATAGATCGACGCGTTCGTACGGAGTTTCCGCACAAATTTAACGCGCCGAAGAAATCGGGTGGAAATCAGGTCGCATCTGCTGGTAATTCCGCATCCCGCACTAACAAACAGGGGCGCAGGTCAGTCAAATTATCGCACTCACAAGTAGCCATTGCGAAGAAATTGGGCGTACCTCTTGAAGAATACGCCAAGTATGTAAAGGATTGATAAAATGACTGATACAAGAACAGCGCGAAAAAGCGCAACACGCGAAACAGAAACGCGCAGAAAACCTTGGGCACCGCCCAGTCACCTTGCTGCACCAACCCCACCAGATGGGTATGTGCATAGATGGATACGAGTCTCAATGCGAGGCGAAGAAGACAAAATGAATGTCAACGCCAAATTGCATGAAGGATGGGAACCCGTCCGAAAAGACGAATATCCGGACTATGAAGCTCCAACTATTGACGATGGTCGATATGAAGGGGTTATAGGACAAGGGGGATTGATGCTGTGCCGAATACCTGTCGAAACAGCCCAAGAAAGAAACGCGTATTACGGGGGCCGCACCCGCGAACAAATGGTTGCTGTGGATTCAGATCTTATGAAGGAACAACATCCTTCAATGCCGATTCAAAACAGTCGGCAAAGTCGTGTAACATTCGGAGGTTCTCGTAGAGACTCCGATTAACATAGAGGATTGCTATCATGGCAAATACTAACGGTGCCTTCGGATTACGTCCGATTGGTGTAGTCGGTCAGGCTGCAAACACCACTGGTATGACCGAGTATCGCATCGCCTATGGAAACACTAACGCGATTTACCAAGGATCTCCTGTTATTCCGCTTTCAACTGGCTTTATTGACATTGTTGGCGCGGCGGCAGGTGGTACGGTAGGTCTACTAGGTGTTTTCTGGGGTTGTGAATACGTTTCGTCTACCACTGGTGAGAAAATTTATTCTAACAACTGGCCTGGGTCAGGCGCGGATTCTAATCATCCCGTCGTAGCCTTCGTGTATGACAACCCAATGCAGACATTCTTGATTGCGTCAGACGCCTCGCTAACAAGCGAAGCAACTGCTCGTGGTCATGTGTTCGCAAACGCAAACTTTGCGGCTGGTACTTCTGGTTCTAATACCACAGGTATTTCATCTGCTAAGTTGGGTGTTAGCACAATCGCCACCACTGCTGCATTGCAGCTTCGTATTATGGGCATTCAAAATGATCCAGACAATGCGGACTTTACAGCGGCTGGTATCCCTTTAATCGTTCGACTGAATAACAGTTTCAATTCCGCTAATGGCGCGATTGCTGCTGGTACTCCGTCAACCACTGGCGTTTAAGGAGGTCTAAAGAATGGCTATTTCTCGCGCACAATTAGCGAAAGAGCTAGAACCAGGTCTCAACGCGCTGTTTGGTATGGAGTACAGTAGGTACGAAAACCAACACGCAGAGATCTTCACGACAGAGTCTTCTGATCGAGCATTCGAAGAAGAAGTTATGTTGAGTGGGTTCGGTGCAGCACCAACCAAATCGGAAGGTTCTGCAATTAACTACGACGACGCTAACGAAGCATATACTGCTCGTTACAACCACGAAACTATCGCATTAGCGTTCTCCATAACAGAGGAAGCTATCGAAGACAATCTTTATGATCGTCTTGGTTCGCGTTACACTCGTGCGTTGGCTCGGTCCATGGCACACACAAAGCAGGTTAAAGCTGCTGCTGTACTTAACAACGCCTTTACGGGCGGTGCGACAGCAGGCGGTGACGGCGTCGCTTTATGTGCAACAAACCACCCGCTTACTAACGGTGGTACGTTTGCTAACAGGCCAGCAGTTGCTGCTGATTTGAACGAAACATCTCTCGAAGATGCTTTGATCAATATCGCAGGATTTGTTGACGAGCGTGGTTTGAAGGTTGCTCTACGGGGCACAAAATTGGTTATCCCGCGTCAACTGCAATTCGTTGCAGAACGCTTGATGGTCTCAAACCTCCGCGTCGGCACAGCAGACAATGACACGAACGCGATCCGTTCAATGGGGATGTTGCCTGACGGCTATGCTGTCAACGACTTCGTTGTTGATCCAGATCACTTCTTTGTCACAACAGACGCGCCTCGTGGTATGATCCACTTCGAGCGGACTCCAATGACCACTGGTATGGAAGCCGATTTCGACACAGGCAACATGCGTTTCAAAGCGCGTGAGCGTTACAGCTTTGGTTTCTCAGACCCACGCTGTATCTACGGTTCCCCTGGAGCCTAGTTTGTGTTAAGGTGTTGGAGGTAAGTTTATTACCTCCTCCCTATTAGACGGGGGCAACTTAGGTTGCCCCTTTCTTTTTGCGTGAAGGTCGTGTAATGTTTTCTTATCCCTGACAGTTGCATGGTGCGACTGACATTTGCCAAGACAGGAGATCTTCATGGCTAATACAACTTTTTCAGGTCCGATTCGGGCCGGAAACATTAAAAATACAACAGGTACAACTGTAGGTAGCGATATTGCTAACGTCGGCTATGTTACTATGATGCAGGCGCACAGCATGGACCTTTCAGGTGGAGCGATTGCCGCTGGAGCCACTAATATGGTGATTCCCGCAAACTCTCATATCATTGATGTTATTGTTGATTTGTCTACAGCAGCTAATACAACAACAAATCTTAGTGTTGGTGATACCGTTGGAGGAGCCACAACTATTATAAACACCCTAGCTACTGGTACAACTGCTGGCCTTAAAACCATCACCACACAAGGTGGCGGCACAGGCGAATGGGCTAACACAGGTACTGCTGACCTTAAACTTACAGTAACCAACAGTGCGGCAACTACCGCTGGTGTTGCCGTAATTAAAGTTCTGTACGCACAGGCATATAACACCACGATCCAACCGTAAGGAGTCTTAAATGTCAGGTCCAGTAACCGCATATAATTGGGTTCAAGGCACGACGGCTGCGATTGTTGGGCCTACTCGTTCTCGTCTACGTCAGGTGGTTATCTACGCCGACGCTGCGGGAGCGTTTACCCTCAAGGACGGCTCTGCAACAGGGGATGTATTGTTGACACAGACATTCCCCACTGGTCACCACGTTATGAATATTCCGGACAACGGTATTATTTTTAAAGATGGTGTTTTTGTGGCGGCGTTCACGGGTTCATCGAACCAGCTAACAATCTTCCTGTCTTAGGAGGTCGAGATGGTTGGTAGTGAGGTAACAGCTTTTCACTCCCATACTTCGGCAGCGATGGTACAACGTCGCTGCCGACTACAGGCCGTTGTTGTCACTTACGAGAGTGGCGCTTCAGGGGATGTTGTCTTGTATGACAATGCCTCGGCGGCGTCAGGTCCTGTGCTAATGGAAGTAGATCAGACTACTCAAGGTACTAATGAAGTGTATATACCTGGGGATGGTATTTTGGCTAAGAAGGGTGTTTACGCATCTATCCCTG